GTTTAGGTAGTAATAAACAAGGATCTAAAGAAGCTTTTAGAAAGGCAAGAGCTTTAAGAGGGTTACAACTAAAGAAGCTCAGAAACATTGTGGATTCTACAACAACAATGGAGTCTTTTTTGGACTACTTAGATGCTAGACCTGAGGTGGGCAAAAAGATGATGCAGTACATGGCAGGTGGCATAGAAACAGAAAAAGCACTAAAAGAGATAGGTTTTGACCCATCACAGGACGTATTTAAGGGAAGTCTTGAGAGTTATACAGGCTTTTTTCAAACTTTGTACGGCACAAAGGCTCAAGATGTTGTCACAAAGTCTATAGAATTTATGTATAATATTGAAAAAGGTCTACAACAAAAGTATGGCATGGGTTACAATGATCTCATTCGCTCTGGTAATATGGACGAGATTATGTCTAAAAGTGACTACATAAAGGTAGAAGCTAAGGCAATAGATGAAACGCTAAAGTCTGTGTTCGGTAAAAAGTATGGTAAATTAGACTTCCAAAACCCACTAAAGTTAGTAGCATATGGTATAGAAGAGTTTAGAAAAATACCTGTGGTTGGTTTGTCCTTACCCTTTGGTCAGTTCTTTAACAATACTGTAGCTTTCATGTCTAGCTATTCTGGAATAAATGTTGCGTCTAGTGCGTGGAATAGAAAAAACTACTTTCAAGCAAACAAACAACTACGTAAGCAGTTCCTAGAAAAAGCAGAGCTAGAAGCAGAAAGAATGAAAAATAGAGCTATTAGAAAAGGGGAGAGAACAGACCCTGACTCTAATACAGGTAAAGCTATAGCAGAGCTTACATCAGAAAAAAGGATACAACAATACATAGATGACCACAATACAGTCCAGTATACAGAGGGTGATATAAGAGAGTCGCTAATAAAAGGAGCGATAGGTTGGTCTTACGTATGGATGAAGTCTACAGGAGAGATGAAGAACATAGACGAGGGACTAGCGTGGGATCAGGAAAGAGATGCAGACTTTCTTACAGGACAAAAAGGTGCAGCTCTTACAACAAAACAATACGACTTTCCTGAATCTCTGTTTAAGTATGCAGCAAGATTAGTCGCTCACAAAAGACGCGGAGAAGATGTACCTGCAGAAACATCAAAGGTTTTTTGGGATGTGTTTGGTCTAGGGCAGTTTGACAGAAGTCTTGGCACATATGAGAGAGGCTTGGGTAATATCATACTGGGCATAACCACTGGAGAGCTAGATAGTTTTATAAAAGACTCTGCACCTGCTATATTTGGAGATGCAGGAGCAACAGTTGCAGCAGGTATGACAAGACCACTAGATCCAATAAATCAGATGGTGGCATTGGCGCAGGGAGAGAACTACGTTGATGCAGACAGAAGACAAGGTAATAAATACTTTAACAGATCTATACGCTACATAGACAATATCTTTTCGGGTATGCTTCCTGCTAAAGAAGAAAAGAAAATGGCTACATCTGCAACACCTAGAGGCGCAGGTACAGCCAAGATATTAGGCTACAGAGAAGTGCCTAAACAGAGTTATACGGAGAGGATGTTTAATAGTATAGGTAGACCAAACTGGAGAGTAGGTTTCTTTGGAGATATACCTGAGGCAGACGCTAAATTAAATCAACGGTTATTTTACCACTTAGAAGATGCGGCAAGAACAGCGTTTTTAGTGAAAGGGTTTAAAGATATGTCCACCTCAGATAAGGAGAAGGTGGTGAAGGGTCTACTGGAGAGGGCAAAGAGGAGAACTAAGGACAGTTTTAAGAACTCTCTGCTTGTGAGTGATAGAGAATTAGAGATGCAGTATAGCTTAGATAAGACCTATAAAGATAGTGTCATAAGAAAAGCTATAAGGGATATTGGTTTAGATGAAGATTTAGATGATCTGAACGAAGAACAACTACAGATGCTAAGAACGTATCTAAAGAATAATGACGAATATCCTAAGAGGGTTGTAGGAGAGTTGTAAAAAGAAAGGGGCTTTCGCCCCTCTCAGTTAATACCATTTGGTATAAAGTTTAAGTGGATCTAAACTAGACCATGAGGACGAGTAGCCTGATACACCAAGAGCTTTTAGCTCCTCGCGTACAGCCTCATCGGCAGACTTACGTGCTTCCATAGCAGATTTTAGACCTGCCATCTTTTTTTCACGATAAGCTTTTTTCATATCTCTAAGTTGGGTATCCAACTCATTGATTTCCTTTGCCATATCCTCAAGACTGATTTCACTTTCCATCTTCACCTCCGATTTTTTGAAAGCTTTTTCTGCTTCTTGCCTCGCTTTGTTCATCCAACCTCTCCAAGTTTCGATAATATGCGACATTGAAGCCACGCTCCCATTCTTTGAACGAAACAGTGTTCGGGTAAAATGGGTTGCCCATCATCATCTTTGAATTGGTTTGTAATAAACCTTTTCTAAAGACTTTGAATCCTAATGTAAATGGTCTGGGTTTTTTATGTTGAGTGTTCATTACTATTATAAAACTTATCTCTTTCTGAGCATCCAATAAATAAAACAACAGAGTTAGGCTCGTTTTTTTCCAGATAATTTGCTAGTGTTTTGTTTATATGTGTGTTATTTTTCTCTAAAAACTCTATGCACTCCGCATCACTGTAGAAAGACGTACCTTTGTACTCTATAGCACTAATCATTCCATTTACCATGATTGTAGCATATATGATAATACTACCCATACTATGCTCCTATATCTACGATTTCACAACTGTCGCCAGAACATGCAAATGTTTGTGACGACTTTGTGTTATCTTCTTTCTCATAATTTGTAAAGGACTTCCAATCTATATCTCCGAATTTACCGCGAAACTCATTGTATACATCTTCTGTGCAGTCCTGATAGGGTGCTTGTTGATAAGTATGGTCTGAGTGCGGTAAGAAAGAAACACCTGACATCTCGTCAAAGTGTTTAAACACAAACGCACCAACTTCCATCCACTCATTATCTCTCACAGAAACGGTCACTGACGGCTTGTGTTCACACCAATGCCTCTGGTATGTGAGCCACGTTTGTAGCTGTTGTATGGCTGTCATATCGTCCCTCTTGACCGATTTCTTTGGTGACTTCATAGGGAAGCTAAATACTGTCTGAGTATCAGGCTTCATTACGTCTGGTTCGCTAGGTATACCGCTATCTACCATGAAGTTAGTAAGAGGATCTTTATTATCGCCCCTGACAGTGCGGATATAATAACTGCTATGACGAGGGTGGATACCACTGCTTGAGTCAACAAGCTGTGATACTGTCCCACTTGGTTTGACGCAAGTGATGGCGGTGCTTTGTGGGATTCCAAAGATTGCTGACCATTCTTTGTTCGTTTCCACAGCAATTTCCCTAAGTTTTTCAAGTGTTTTATCAAGTCCATGTTTCTTTCCACTGGTTAGTTCGTTATCCATGATACCAGTGAGACTGACACCAAGGAGTCTTTCTTCTTCTGTGTTCTTCTGCCATATCTTTCTGAGGTATGGAAACTTAGTAAGAGTGGACTGTGCCGTGCCAAGTATCGTAGCAAGCCTTACCTTTCTCTTCAAGTCATCAAACTTATCTTTTTCTCGTATCACAACTTCTGTTAAGTTGCAGAACTGATAGGGTCTAAGTATAATTTCACTACAAGGATTAGTGCCAAACTCATGGTTAGCATCTCTTCTGCCAAACTTCTTTGCTTGTTCCTTTGCAGATATTCTATTAAATATACCACGTTCACCTGACTTAGACTCAACAAGAGATGTCCACTCTCGTAAGAATGTTTCTCCATCAGGCTTGTCAGTATAGCATACAGAGTTATTAGAGAGTGCCATCTGTGGTGCTGTCTCCCACCACTGTCCCGATTTAGCGTGTCTCATGCGTCCGTCTGATAGATTAGACAAGCTTATCATAGCAGAACGTCTAACACCGCCCGACACTACAACCTCTCCCACCTTACACATTAAGTTGTGACAATCATAGCTGGACAGCTTGCGTCCTGCGTTGTGTTTAAACAAGGATGTAGTAAAGTTAAAAAGATCTAACAAAGGTGCAGGACCACTAGCTCTACCACCGAACACTTTTAGTCTTGACCCTGCAGGTCTAACCTTAGATACGTCCCAGCTTGGTGCTTCACCCATATACAGGTGTCCTATCAGCTTACGTAGTGCTTTTGCCCAACCTTCTTTGCTATCTTGTACGTCTATAACTGTATCCACTTGCTCTATACTCTGTGGTATTTCTGGTAGCTGGTTGACGTACTGTCTTTCCACAGAAAAGCCAACACCAGTGCCACACAATAAGATATACATAGCTTCATCAAAAGCCTTTGGGTCATCAATAGGTAGATAGCTACAGTTGTATCCTGCAGTATTGTCTCTTTCTAAGGCTGACCCTGCTGTCATCAACGCTCTCATAGAGGGCATTACTTCTAAGTTGTGTATAGCGTCAAACATCTCTTTTTTAGGTAGCTGACCTTTTACTTTTTCTGTAATATAATCTACATACCTAGTTACTGTTTCTTCCCAAGTCTCTCTTCTTCCTGCATCATCAAGCCACCTTGCGTATCTTGATATTGCTATAAATTTTTGATAATCATCCATGCTTTTTTATTTTCACTCCCTCTAGTGTTAATCCATCAATATCAAACAAGTAGTCTTTTAGAATATCTTTCAACGCTTGTTCGTCCTGCTCTTTACCATCGTAGTTTACTGGTAGTATATTTTCTTCTTCATCTACTACTATTACCATGTTTACTGTGAACTTCATGACTCTTTCTCTAACTCTTCTATTAATCTATTTAGATACCATTTACCTTTTTTCAAGTCCTGCACCTTTAAATCTACTATAGAGTTCTTATAGTCAAACCTGTGTAGATACTTGTGTACATTGCCCTCGCAGTAGTATCTAAAATTATCCCCTAATTGTTGCCTTATGTAGTCAATACACTCCATACCACCTTTGTTGTAGTGCGGTGGGTTATTTACCTCGTCTGTCATCTTTATTGCTCCAATCTAATTTAATAACATTGTCTTTGCTTTCAACCATCTCAAGCTTAGGAACTTTTGGTGTATGCTTCTTCAAGAAAGCAGACATCATCTCTCTGAACTCAGGATCTATCTCCATCATTCTAACAACTTCCATCATAACTGTCAACATATCAATGACACCATCGTGCGTTACTTTGTCCCACTTGTTATCATCGCTATATAATAAGTTGAAGGTACTCTCACCAGTTGCCCTACCAAGATCGTCTGTTTCAACTTGAACGACCAAAGCATAATCATCTTTTCTAATATATTTTCTCATGAGACTATAGTTTTATCCTCTTTTTTCTTTCTGTCAACCATTGTTTTGGTATTTCTTTATGTGCGTAAAGAAAGCCATGTTTTTCACACCAGTCGCAGTATCGAGTCTTAGATCCTTTTCGTAATATGTTGTTCGCATTTTGAAATAGAAACCGTATATCTAAGTCAGGATACTGCTCTTTGATTAGCAAGTGTTTTGTTCTGTCGCTTGGACGTAACCACCCTTTCGCTTCAATAATAATACCATTGTTAAGAATAAAGTCAGGCTTATAGTATCGGTTTCGAACAACAGCGTATTTAATTCTGATTTCTTCATACCTAACCTTTTGTTTTACTGACCTTAACCATCTTGCTACGTCATACTCGAACTTGCTCTTTAACTTCAGTTTCGCCATTTGCAACCTTTACATAATTAATTAGGGGCGGGTTTGCAGACTTAGAAACCTTAGAGGGTAACACTTGCAGGTCTGTCCAGCAAGCATCTCTAAAAGAACACAGACTACACTCGACACCTAACTTTAAATTACCACTTAACTTACCGTAGTATGTCTCTTCTATAGGTTCATAGCATCTCTCAAAAGGCGCATCGTCTTCTATGTACGCTATTGTGTCGTCTATCTTTTTAAGTTCCTCATTCATGTCGAGTTCATCAGCATCAACATACTTGAAGTTTCCGTTAGCTTTATTGACTGCCCACCAGCCACCTGCTTTTACTCCTCTAGCCTTAGCGTATCCTGCTAACTGTGCAACGTATCCAAAGCTATCTTTACTCTTTAACGTATTAAAATCTACAAACTTGTTGTCATAAGACCAAGGCGAAGTAGACTTAACGTCATCTACCTTATCATTAAGAACTAAGTCATAACTACCCTCTATATCTTTCTTCTTTGTTTTTAACACGACCTTCTTACTGTCCTCAAACTTAACCTTAGAGGCTCTGAGAAGACCCTTGAACACCGCCTCAACGATGTCCCCCAGTATCATGTTAATTAAGAAGTAAGGGGAGTCTGGTTGTCTTTTCTCAGGGTGGTTCTTTTCGAACCAAAGCTGACACTTCTTACGTCCTATATTAGACATACGAAGTTTAAACTTCCGCTTATCCCCTGAGAATTGGCGAGACAAAGCGTCCTCTACGTCTTTGGCTATGTGGTGGAGGGTAGCCTTGTTCATCTTGGCTTTACCAAGAGAAACTTTCTGTAGGAACTCGTGTATCGCCAACTCTGCAGGATGGTTCATCTACTCGTCCTCAATCTCAACGATAGAAGACACAATCTCCTCGTCTGCTTCAGACAATTCCTCTGGTCTTCTGTTCTCTTCCCACTTAGAAAGAGTGATTGAGTTCATAGATTCAACCCACTCGACAAAACTTTTCAGTGTCTCTTTGTCCTCAGCAGTAATATCTACTTCATTACCTAGAGATACTTTAACCACTGCGTAAGTAGCACCACTAGGTATACTCTTTAATTCGCTAGACAAACTCAAATTGTACTGAATAGGAAAACGGTTATTCCGTCTTATCATCTTAAAAACATCTACCATAGCTTTGAAACTATCTTTGTTTTTAATACGCATAAAGAAAGGGAACTCTTTAACATCAACAGATTTACCATTGGCATCCTTAGCGTTGTCAAGTGTACACAGTCCAAACACAATCTTGTACCGCTTAGTACTTTTCATGATGTCCTGCGTTTCTTGTGGCAAAGACGAAATGTCTTTGACATAACCAGAAGGTCTACCGCAGTTAAAACCTCCATAGTTATCCTTTAAGTCCACACTGAGAGACTTACCCATGACAGATCGGAGCATCCTTCCAGAACCGCCATCTGGTCTGGTAAAGTTGTCATCCCATCTCTCCCACTGAAACCTTTGCATGAAGGTTCTTATGGTGATCTTGTCACTGTAATACACAGTCTCGTCAGGGAACACTACTGAATAAGCACCTGCTTTTATCACAGCTACTTCCATCTTTTCCCCATCAACTTCTTTAGTACCCATGATATTCTGGTGTACCTGCTTGATCTCCGCAAGAGCAGAGCGAGATGATGGGACAGTGTTGGACATACCCATGATGTCTGCTAGGTTTTCTTTTGTTCCAATAATAGCTAAATTGTTTTCCATATTTATATATCTCCTTAAAACGAATCAGTGGACTATACTACATAACGTCCTTGGTGTCAAGCCAATTATTTCCTATTTTAGCTTCAAGCACCATCGGTACGTTTATAGTTACATCATAATAGTCTTTTATGATGTCTGTTAAGCTATCATTTACATCTCTTATGATGCTGATAACTTTATCTTCTTCTGCAGGGTGTACGTCTATAACAACGGAGTCATGCACCGTGTTAACAAGACAAGATTTCATACTCTCTAACCTCTTGTCTATCTCCAGAAGCACGATAGGGACAATATCCCCAGTCGCAAATCCCTGCACTGGATAATTCTTTATCATGGTAAAGTGTGTTGGTGAACCACTGGCTCTACGCTCTACGTCTGGAAAAGCGTACTGTCGCCCTGATGGTATCATGATATAGCCATCGTTCAACGCTTGATCTCCTAGACGCTTGTGCCACTTTGCTATCCCCTTATACTTATCCATGAAGTGTGTATAATATTCTGCCTCAGCTTTTGTCCTACCAAAGCCAGTAGCACCATACAGAGGAGCAAAGGTATGTGCTTTGGCATCTTGTCGTGTCGTTGGCTGTCCTGCATCGGATATAATCTTGGCAGTATAAGAGTGAACGTCAAAGCCAGTGCTAACTTCTTCC